AGGTGCGCACCAATAGCACCAGTTACAACACCAGCGGCAACAATACTTACAGCATCACTACAACGGGCGACAAGTTCAAAAACGCTCGCGCCCAAACCAACCCCTAACCGCCATGGCTACCTATCAACTTCATGATGGACGCACTGTCTCGGACAGCATGGCGTTTACGCTTGACGAGATCCAATACCCAAGCAACTGGCTCTTGCTTTCCTCTGAGGAGGAGCGCAGCGAACGTGGCATCACCGGCCCCTTACCTGAGCCGCCTCAGTATGACCAGCGTTTCTACTGGGCTCCAAATCAACCCAAAGATCACACTGGGTTGGTTGATGAGTACATCGGACACATCAAGCGCAACGCTGGCTCCATGCTGAGCGATAGCGACTGGTACATCACGCGGATGGCTGAAACCGGCTCTGGTGTCCCGCAGCAGGTGTTGGATCGCCGCGCCGAAATCCGCGCTTACAGCAACATTAAAGAGCAGGCACTGCTGGCCACTACCAGCACCGAAGAGCTGGCGGCCTATGTCACCGGCCCGAACTACAGCCTCTGGGAACCTGACGCGCCTGCCGCAGAAGAAGAGCCGAGCGCTTAAAGCGGCGCACTAACGTCGTGATGTTCCCGCTCTGCTTAGCATCGGGCTGATAGAGCCCAAGCCTCTGTCCGGTCCTTATGGCCGGTCACGCTTGGGCCTTGTTATTGATTAGCGGTTGGCAACTAAGAGCACGGCTTCTACGCGATGTGGTGCCGATGCGTTGGCGCGATGCCAACACCTGCATAAGGCGCGATGCCTGCCGCAGCTGCCAACCCCTAACCACACAAGACCGTGGCACTCACAACTGTTGAGGCCGGCAAACTCGGCCGGCAGGATTCCCTCAAGCAGGGGATCGTTGAAATCTTCCGCGAAGGCAAGCTCTACGCAGCGATGCCTCAGCTGTCAGTGACTGGCACCGGCATTCATTACAACCAAGAGCAGACCCTCCCTGGGATCGGCTTCCGTGGTGTTAATGAGGCCTACAGCGAGTCCACCGGCATCATCAACCCCCAGTCCGAAGCCCTCAAGATCTTCGGCGGTGATGTGGACATTGACTTGGCTCTTGAAGCCATGCAAGGCGCTGAGATCCGCACCGCTCAAGTGGCGATGAAGGTTAAGGCTGCCCGCCTCAAGCTGGAGAAGACCCTGATCAAGGGTGACTCCACCAGCAACGTCAACGAGTTTGACGGCCTGCAGGCTCGCATCCCTTCGGGTTCCTCGCAGCTGATCACCAACGCTGCCAACGGTGGTGGCCTCAGCCTCGCTGCTCTTGATGAGCTGATCGACGCTGTGGATGAGACCGTGGGCAACCCGGTGCTGATCATGAACCGCACCCTGCGCCGCCGCCTGTCGGCTGCTGCTCGTGTGGCTTCTGCTGTGGGCAACCTGCAGTACGGCCAAGACGCCCTGGGCCGCCAACAGCTGGCCTACAACGGCGTGCCGATCATCGACATCGACCACGACGAGGCCGGTGCTCAGGTCATGGCCTTCAACGAGACCCAAGGCAGCAGCAGCGTCTGCAGCTCGGTCTACTGCGTGGCCGCTGGCGTTAATGGCGCCACCCTGATCACCAACGGCGGCATCGGCGTCCGTGATCTCGGCGAGATCGACAGCAAGCCTGTGCGTCGCATCCGTGTTGAGGCCTACCTCGGCATGGCTGTGTTTCACCCCCGTGCGATTGCCCGCCTGGCCGGCATCACCAACGCCGCAGTGGCGGCCTGATCTCTTTTCACCCTCTTAGAGGAACTCAACCATGCCTGTTGCAACTGGAATGAGTGACCGCCGGTCTTACCTGCGGGACGCCGAACTACAGCTGGCCACCGCCAGCGCCGCTACTGCCACCGTCACCGGCTCTGAGGTTGTCTTTGACGCCTCCAGCCTGAACACCGCCAAAGTGGTGATCGCTTCTGGTGGCTACAGCTCCTACACCGCCGGCTCTGCCGAGTGGACCGTGAGCCTTCAAGCCGCCACCGCCTCTGGTGGCACCTTTGTGGTGATCGAAGCCATCACCCTGCCGGCCACTGCCAAGACCATTGAAGTGCCCTTCTCTGGCCCTGAAGTGACCGAGCGCCTCGGCGGCCGTGCCGCTGTGGTCAAGGGTGTGATCACCAAGACCGGCAGCCCTGGTGCTGCTACTGCCACGGTCTACATCGCCAAGTGATGTCGGCCTATCCGGTCACCCTCACCCACCCGGAATCAGAGGCCACCTATGTGGCCTCCACCCGGCTGGAGATGATGGATGCGCTGCGCAATGGCTGGACCCTGAGCGCTGAAGAGCGCAAGGCGGTGGTGGCCAAGACCAGCGGGAAGAAGAAGGCAAGTTCCAATCAAGCCCCTGAAGAATCGGCTTGAGGGGTCGGGTCGGAGATGCAAGGCCCTCGCTCATGCGAGGGTTTTTTTATGGTAGGGGCAATTTAGGCCAGAGCACTCAACGGGCTGGTGGCTGAAGAGGAGATCACAATCGCAGCGCCAGCACCAGCTGCAGCTTCTCCAGGTTGGCTGTCGCAGGCTGTCCCAGCGTTGCTTGTGACCGCTGTGGTCGGCCTCTGCGGCCTCTTTCTGCAGGTGACCAAGATTGAAACTGGGCTCCACACGGTGCTGGAAGACGTGCGCGAACTCAAGAATGATTCTAAAGAACGGCTAAATGACATTGACCGGCGCGTGCGTTCGCTGGAGATGAACAACAGGCCGTAGGGGCAAGTTAGGGAGCCTGGGAGTTCCGCATGGAAACCACCGCCATCATTGCGCTTGTGCTGTTAATCATCAGCGAAGTGCTGCCCTACACGCCCCTCAAGGGCAACGGCATCGTGCAAGAAATTGTGCAAGTGCTGCGCAAGGTTTTCCCGCATAGCGCCAAGAAGTGAGCGCGAGGCCCTATCGCCTATGGGCCGCGCTGATGCATGAGCTAGCGCGGTTTGTCTGTGATGAACGGCCAAACCTGAGACATCGCTGGTGGGTGAAGGCCCTGCTCGCTGAAACGCATCCCGATTGGGTGGAGTGGAAGACCGAGCAGGCAATGCGCGATGTGGATCAGCAGATCGCAGAGCTGCATCAGCTGTGGGATCAAGAGCAGGCCAAAGCGCAAGCCCCAGTGATCACAGAAGCTGCCCCGGATGGCAGCAAGGCGCAGCAGCTGCTGGGTGGTGAGCTGCGCATCCGTGCCCCTTGGAGTCCTGAGTGATGGCAACGATTCAGCTGCGGCAAGCCGCCAAGCATTTCAAGGAGCTGCCGCATCAGCTGGCGGCCTGGGACTGGCTGCAAGGTCAGATCACCGCGCAGGTGCTGGAGGAATTTGCGGAGCTGTATCGCGCTGATCCTGTTGTTAAGGATCCGCTGCCAGCTGCATGGTTAACACCAGCGTTAGAGATCATTAAAACGTGGGAAGGCTGCAGGTTAGAGGCGTATCGCTGTCCTGCTGATATCCCAACCATTGGCTATGGCGATACAAGGCTGGCAAATCGTGCAGTGAGAATAGGCGACAAGATCACGCAGCAGGAAGCCGAGCAAATGTTGCTGCACAAAGTTAAGAATTTATTTGCGCCTAGTGTATTTGAACTGCTGCCGCTAGCCAAGAAATGGCGCGGCGAGCAGGTCGCAGCCATTGTAAGTTTCGCCTATAACGTCGGGCTAGGTGCGCTAAAGGAGAGCACACTGCGTAAGAGGTTACTGGCTGGCGAGGATCCGAACAAGGTTGTTAAGGAAGAGCTGCCGAAGTGGGTGCACGCTGGTGAAACGGTGCTGACTGGCTTAGTGCGGCGCCGTCAAGCGGAGATCGCCTTGTTCTGCGGGCAGCAGCAGCTCAAGGTGCCGCCGCAGCAAAGCAGCCCGCGCCTCACAACTGCATCACCGTTTAGTGTCAAGTTGACGCCTAACATCCGTCTAGGTGAGTTTGCGCTGGATCAAGAGGCTCGGCGCTTTCAGCAGCAGCACCAAATTGAGACTGCCACCATGCTGGCCAACTTTATGGAGAAGGTGCGGCAGGAGTTTAAAGGGTTGCCGGTGATCATCACCAGCGGCTACAGGCCCAAGGCTGTCAATGATGCCGCAGGCGGTGCCAAGAACTCCGAGCACCTCTACAGCCACGCCAATGAAGGCGCTGTGGATTTCTACATTGAAGGCGCGTCGATTCAACAGGTGCAGGCCTACTGCGACAAGAACTGGATGTATTCCGTGGGCTATGGCGCCCCAAAGGGCTTTGTGCACCTCGGCCGCCGCGCTGATGGCCAACGCCGCCGCTGGGACTACTGAAATGCGCGAACCCAACATTAGCCGTCGCATCCAGCCCGGCCTGTGGATTGTGAAGCGTCCAAAAACTGGCGTGAAGCTTTGGATGGCCATGGCCAATGGCATCACTTACCTCTCCTATTCAGAGGATCAGACGCGGCTATGGCTGAGCCGTGAACTTGACGAGCCCGAGCCACCTGCAGCGGCCTAGTTGACTAGCGCTAGCCGATAAACTAGTGTGGTGAAACGAGGGGAGCGGCCCACTCGCAAAACTGAACCGCCGACCGAACAACGCACACGAGGTCGTAAAACCCGAGCGCAACAGGGCCTGAATAAGCCCGCACCGCCGGTTGGCCCGGTACTCCTATTACAAACCCGCCATGACAACCACCCTCGCGTGGGTGGCGGTGATCTTTCTCTTCCCTCTCATCCTGTTGCTCTGGGCGTCGGAGTCACGCCAGCAACGGGCGCAGCGCCTTTGCGCTCAAGGGTGGACACAACAGAAGATCGCCGATCACCTGCAGATCAGCCGCAGCACCGTGCGGCGCCTGCTTCAACCTCGACCCTGCTGATTTCGGCAGCCCTTCGCCACCAGTAAGCACTCAAACAACACCTCCGCCTGCCAGCGCTGCTGATGCTCGGTGCAATGGCCGAGCCCGCACACCCGCCACCTTGGCCCATTGGATGTCTCCACCAACTCCACGGTGGGTTCATCCATCGGGCACCTTACCTTGACTTTCTATGTTGCCCTTATGGCCTGGGGTGAGTGGATGAATCCCCAGCCGGGGCCAGAGCACCTGCTCACACTGGAGCGCCAGAAGCGGGAAGTGAAGAGCTACGACCTCGCGCAAGCGCAAGAGATGCTGATCAAGCTGTGCCAGCTCTCCATGCGCCAAGACCTGATCATTCGCGGCGCTACGCGGCGGATCGCAGAGCTTGAATGCAATCTTGCCCTGTCAAACCGCCAAGCTTGAGCCTGAGGCTTTTCATGGCACGGTTGTGCATCTGCTGCGTTGCCTGACGGCTGATCTTCAGATCGTCGCCGATCTCACCGTAAGGGGTTGGATGGCGACTGCTGTAGAAGTAGCGCCGGCGGATGATGTGCTGATTCTCAGGGCTCAAGCCATCAATGGCTTCATGCAGCGCTCCGCTGAACTCGCTTAGATCATCAGGGGCTGGTTCAAGGCTGTTGGGATCCGCCGCAACATCCATAAAATTGCTGTGCCTCTCATCACCTGGGATCTTTTCATCCAAGCTCACGACACCTGCGCTGTGGTTGAGGTAACCCAGCAGCGTTTGCTCTTGAATGCCGCAGTAATTCGCCACCTCTTGCAGTGCTGGCAGCTTGCCCTGCTGCCTAAGTTGGTCTTGCATGTAGTCCATGGCCCTGCGCAGCAGGTCATTGGCTTGCATCGGCAAGCGGATAATACGGCTGTTGCGGGTTATCGCTCGCATGATCCCCTGCCGAATCCACCAGTAGGAGTAGGTGCTGAACTTGTAGCCAAGGCCAGGGTCAAACTTGAGAATGCCTGAATTCATGCCGACAAGGCCTTCTTGTATCAGGTCTTCGAGCGTCAGCGTGCCGCCATAGCGCTTGTACTTACCAGCAACGTTGACGGCGAGGCGGATGTTGGAGAGAAAGAAGCGATCACGAGCGCGGCGCCCTTTGTTGATGATCCCCTGCTGTTGCCTAGTGGGATTCTCAATGTCTTTGATCGCCATCCATGCTTGCACCTGACGGGCCAGAACGATCTCTTGGGCTGGTGTCAGCAGTGGGTACCGGTGCGAATGCTCAATGATCCAATCAACGGAAGTGCCAGGCGTAGCCATCGGCAGCGATGTGATGAGAGAAATGGCTAAAGTGTTGGCCTAGACCTTTTCGGAGATCTAGGCGGTGCCGTAGGGGCAGGCTGCGGTAAGACCAGTGGTGCGTGAGCCCTGGCCACCTGCCAATCCTTTTAGACCGTAGCCAAGGTCACGGTGTGCTCTTGGTCTTGATACTTGCCATGCGGATCAGCGTTGGCTCAACGGTTGGATCATGCCGGCGTCAGCACGAACGCGAATCCAGTGGTCTGCCTTGATCACTGTCTAGCCTCCCGTGCTTTCTTGGCCAGCACCCACGAGGCAAAGGCCACGATCAGCCTGGCGGTTTGGTTGTTGATCGGTGCAGCGTGTGGGTAGCTGTCACGCCACCACTCCGCCAGCAGGTCTTCAAGCGTTGGTGCTGTTGTCGTCATCGTTCTGGGTAAGAAGGCCGGTGTAGGTGGATTTCAAAGGGTCGCCTGCCGGCAGATCAGCGCGGCCGCTGGCTTGGTATGCAGCCTCTAGGCGGTCTTGCCGCGCTTGCTGCTCGATGGGGTTGCAGTCCGAGTTCATCAGAAAGGCATCCCGGCGGGTGCGGCCTCCTTGGCCTTTTGATCGCTCACCGCCAGCAGCAGATACTCATTGCCCGCTTTGCTGGTGCGAGGGCGCAGGTTGGCACGCAGCTGCACGCACGGCTGGCCTTTGTCATTGGCCACCGGGTTCTGCGTCAGCGCCCAGTTGTAGAGCTTCTCAATCTCGTCCACCGGTACATCCGATGAGGCCCAATAGGCGCCTTCGGTTTTCTTGTCTTGGTTGCAGGTGAACCAAAGTGTGAAGGCATCAGGTGCAAAATCAGCCATGAGTCAGTCGATGGTGGACAGGTTGAAGTAACGGCGCAGCGCGTCATGCACAGCGCCGCTCGGTGTGAGCTGGTGTTCATCGGCGTGCTGCCGAATCAGTTGCATTACGTCTGGCCAAAGGTGAGCGCAGACAGCAACGCTTTTCGTGCTGCGCCCGTAACGCCGACGTGGTGCAGGCTTGCCTTGGCTAGCGCTAGTTATCACAGGCACACCAAAGGTGGGGCGTGTTGCGGTGGGCATAGAAATCAACGGGCTTGATGGTCAATCGGTTGATATCTACAACGCCACATTCTCTTAAAGAGAGCCAGCGCTGCTTGACTGCCTGGTGAGAGCAAAAGCGAAGCGGCTCAGGCACATCGTTTGGCGATGCAGCAAACCGCAGCACGGTGCCGTTTATGCTGATAACGCATAAACCGCCTTGGTTACTGAGGAGCCAGTAGACCCGGTGCAGATACGGATCGCTGCAAGAGGCTAAGATCCGAGCGGATGCGCTGGAGCAAGACACGCTTAGCGCAGTGGTTGCCGTAGTTAGTGAGCCGAGCGTTGTAAGCAGCTTCTGCGTAAGCGTCCCATGCTGTGCGTTCAAAACTTTCCAAGGCGGCTGATACATGCGCGTGAGCAAGTCGGATGTGTTCATCAGGCGGCAGCGACATTGAGCTGCTCCATCAGGAAGTCGCGGTGCGCGGCGGTCTTGATGTAGTCGGCAGCCTTTTTGTCTGCCGGCAAGCTGAAGCGCTCTTGGAACGCAAGCACGATTTGCTTGCGGCGCTCTTCGGAAACCTTGAGCACAGCCTCAACCAACTCTTGGATCTCGGTGGCGCTTAGCCGATCCGGGTTGGGGGAGCTGGGCGCCTTCTTGGCGGAAGCGGCTTTGGCGGTTACAGGCTTGCTAGCGCTAGCTGTTGCAGGCTGCGTGTTTTCAGCATGATCGCCGTCATCATCTTCAATGCCTGCAGCCAGCGACAGGATTGAAAGGAGCGCATAGCGACGGCTGTATGTCGTCGCACCACCCCAGTCATGCAATGGATTTCGCCCCTTAGTAACGGTAAGTGGCAGGTGGCTGTCAATCCTTTCCCCGCTAGTGTGCAGCAAAGAAGTAACCAGTAACTGCTCCCCAGCTTCCGCTCCAGGCTGGAATGTTTGAACTACCGCCAATCCATTCTTGGATAAAGCCGGGAGAACGGTTGATAGAACAGTCGCAAGATCTGCATACTTACCGTATTGAGCATTTGCTTCCTTGTGAATTGTTGAAACATCTTGATGGAAGGCGCAAAGCGCCTTTGTCAGTTCAGCGGTCATTTGTTGTAAGCGATAGATGTTGTCTGCGTGAGGCGGCCAATTTCATGGCTTCAGAATGCCTCTGTCTAGCTGCATCATCCCAAACGCGATGAGAGTTGGCATTGGCAACGCTTGGAGACTTTCTGCCAATAGCTTTTTCTTGAATGCGCTGTCTGGTTTGCTCACTTCGCTTTGCACCTCGATGAGCTGCTGCTCGTTTTTCGGCCCATTCGGCTGACTGGGTGCGGCCTTTAAGTGATTCTGATATTTTCTGCTTGGCTTCAGGTGTTAAGAGCTGACCAAGCCGTGCATCGCTAAGTTTTTGCCTTGTCTCAAGGGTGTGCGTTCGTCCTTGAGATGCCAAACGATAACGCTCGCGCTGCTCAGCGGTTCTGACGGCACCAAATGCGCCTTCGCCGCCATCTGTCAAGTTCAGCAGGATTCCTGTCCCGTTGTCCTTGCGTCCATAGCGCTGAATGTAAAGGCGCTCCCATTGGGCAGCCCTGTCCCAATCAAGACCTTGCCGCATGATGCGGATAAGGCTGCGGTCTGTGGGCACTGGAGCGTTGTGGTTCTTATGAAGTGGTCTGTCAGCGGATGATGCCACTCCGATGTAGTAAGGCGATCCGGCTTTGGCAGTGCTGCTGTCTTTGCTGCGCAGGTAGCAGTAGACATAAGAGCCAGCATCTGCAGCCTTCCGCAAATTTGGAGGCTTTAGGTGAGTCATGGATGCGGTGGTATCGGGTGCCGCGTCGCTGCAGCACCCGTGCATCCTAGGCTAGCCTGCGCTAATGGTCAAGCGGTTGCATCCATCGCCGCTAGTGCATCGCCTACCGGATCGGAGCCGTTGGCCGTGATCGACTCCCACTCGCTTGGCGTCCACTCGTGCCAGCCGCTTAAGACGTTGCGCAGGATGTCGCGCTGCGCAGCATTGAGGCCTTGGCAGTCCTGCTCCAGCTGCTTCCACGCCGCTGCCGGCGTCAGCTTGTGTGCAGCGGTGATGGCCGCAAAGCGCTCGCGGTGCTGCTCGCTGAGCGCCTTGGCATCTGCCTCGCTCAATGGCTCCGGCTGCTGCAGCCAGTTTGGTGCCTCCAGTTCGCCGATGAAGTGGGAGAAGAACTCTGTGGCCCGCCACGGCTGGCCGTTGGCATCGCAGATCGGCTCAGAATTTTTAAGCCGATCCTTTAAGCGCCGGTCGCTAACGCCGCTGTAGTCACCTTCCGCCACGCGAGCGTTGGCCAGCGCCAGCTGAATGAAGGTCAGCGGTTGCGGCTGCTCGGTTCGGGCGTTTTGCAACTTGTTAAAGCTGCTGTCTCGCACGGCAGGAAAGCCTGCCTGCTCACCCCACTCGTGCAGGGTGCTGTGGATCCAACCGTTGCGGTTGCACCAAGCGGTCAGGGTGCGGCCAAAGCGTTGCCGCATGGCTAGGGGAGGGTGCTGCGTGCGGTCGTGATCCACTGCTTAAGGTTCGCTAGCGGCTAGCCTAACCCTAGGGATGGGCAGCCGGCTCACCAGCTCTTAGCCGCACCTGCTCTACCGCTCCATCGCCCACCACGACCCGCTCCACCCACTGCGACACCAGCCGCCGCGTTTGCTCTGGCGTCTTCGTCATCTCAGCCCACACCGCCGGCTGATCCAAGGCATCCAACGCATCACCCAACGTGAAGCGGCTGCCGCCATCGCTCACGCAGTCCTGCAGCAGCGCATTCAGCCGCTCCTCCTTCTTCTTGATCACCTCCACCAGATCGGGATCATCCAGCAGCCGCAGGTCGCTGATCTGACCCTGCAGCTCCTTGATCTCAGGGCTGAGCCGTTGCTTCAGTCGCAGCTCATCCACCACGCTGCCGTAGGCCAGCAGCTCACGCTTCTCCCATAGCCGCTGCATCACGGCATCCAGCACCCGCTCTTCGGTAATCACCTTGTGCGGCCGCACCGGGCACACCTCATGGGTGCAGCGCAAGTAGGTCGGCCCCGGCTTCCTGGGTTGGTGGTAGTGCATCAACCCACCACAGTGGCTGCAAAACACCACACCCGTCAGCACCCTGGTGCGCCGCTGGCGGATCGGCGTTGCAGACCGCACCCGCAGTGACTGCATCACCTGATGTATCTGCAGTTGCTCTTCATGCGACACCAAAGCCGGGTGGGCGTTGGGATGGATTTCCTCAACATCACCTGGCTTGTTCAGTAACCGTCTTTTGTTGCCATCCGCGTCAAGCTTCCACTTGAACGTCCCGTAGACGCGATGACCGGCGAGGGCTGGATTCATCAACCACCGCCTCAACCCTTCGCGGCTGCGAAACGCCTGCTCGCATTCCTTGTATTGAAAGTCGAATGTGTCCCTAAGGCTGCCGCTCTCTAGGAAGTGATCAACGATGCGACGCGCTTGTGGTGCTGTCGTTGAATCCAGCTCGTAGTTCAGCTTCTGCTGGGTGTAGCGATAGCCATACGGCGGCTTGCCTGCTTGCGGCTTGAGCTGCTTGCGGGCATACATCTGCCCGTGATGCACGCGCTCACCGATCAGCTCAGATTCCATTTGCGCCATGCCCATCAGCAAGTTGGCATAGAAGCGCCCCATGGCTGACGACAGATCAATGGACTGATCTAGGCAAATCAGGTTGGGCCAGCTGTCTTGGTTGAACAGGCGCAGCAGCTTGCCGCCATGCACCGTGGAGCGGCTCATGCGATCCAGCCGTGTGCAGACCACCGTGTTGAGGAGGCCGCCTTCGCAGCACTCCAGCAGTCGCTCTAGCTCCGGCCTGTCGTCGCGGGTGCCAGAGGCCACGTCCACAAACTCCACCACCGGCTCGCCCAGTTGGGCGGCGTGGTCCCGCAGGCGGTGGAGCTGCTGCTCTAAGGCGTGCGTCTGATCCTCGCTTTCGGTGCTGACGCGGGCGTAGATCGCCGTCGTCATCCTTTCAATTCGCTCCGGGCTATTCTGTGGCCACATGCCTAGCCGCGCCAAAGCTGCTTGGCAAGTAACCACACCCGAAACGCCGCTTTATGACTCCGATTTCAGAGCTGACCGCCCAGCCGATCACGCGCAGCACCCTGCTGCAGCTGCTCAGCAGCCAAGGCCAAGCGCACGAAAACCTTGGTGCTGGGGTGCGTGAAGCCGCCTGTTGCCTTGCTGATGCGCAAGCGTTCTACGACCTACCGGCAATGCTGAGCGAGCCGCTGGCGCAGTTCCGCTGGCATCTGGATCAGGCCTTTGCGGCGTTAGAGGCGGCGAGGGAGCTGGTGATAGACTAACTAAGAAGCAGTCTGGTACTAGGCGCCAACGCAGCCTTTGGCCGTCATGTGCGCTAGCTCCAGGGGAGAACTGCTACACCTCAAACAGTGAGCCAAGGCCCCGCAGGGGGCCTTTTTCATGCGCAGGTGCTGCAGTCCTGCAGCGGGTCGCAAGGGACTCGATGACTAGCGCGGATTCGCCTTCCTTTCGCGGCTAACCGGCGCTAGCTTCCGTTCCGAACGGCGCCAAACCGTTCCGTTTCGTTCCATGCCGTTCAAAACGGCGCCAAACAGTTCTGGCCGTAAATGCCGCGAATCAACCTCACAGTGCAGCCTGAGCTGTACGACTTCATCCTTGAGCACAAGCCCAAAAGCCTGTCA